TTGACGGCGTTGTTGTCTTCGCCCATCAAAGCGGCATACCCATCAACGGCGGTGATTTCCGTTCCGTTGTAGGTGACGGTCTGGGCGTGCTCATCGGTGTTGAAAAACACGTCCAGGTCATCGTTGGCTATGAGTTCCGAAAAAGTGGCCATTATTCTCTCCAGCCCACCGGGTTGCCGTTGTTGTCCAGAATATACACCCAGACGTTGGCGGTGGCCGGGGTGGCGCAAAAAACCGCGGCGGATAAGATCCCCAGGGCCAGTAGAAAGCGTTTCATTTTGTGCATCCTTTTTTTGCTGGCGGGTTGGCCGGGCGCAGCAAGCTCTTTAGCTTTTTGGCCTGGTTGCCATCGTATCCGATGGTTTCCCCCGCCTTGAAACAAACGGGGGCCAGGATGCGGTATCGGTTTTTGCCCTCGGCCGGGACCAGGTTTTGATGGCGGTCCCGGGCCTGGGCATCGGTCAGTTCCAGCTCCCCGGTGTGCAAATACAACGGGGCGCCGGTGACGGTATAGGCTTTCATGGTCCGGTCCCCGTTATGCCAGGGTGACCAGGCAGGCGCTCTGCCAGTAACCGTAGGCCACATTACGCCAGGAATCCACGCCGATCTGCACCGCGTCGTTGTCGAAGCAGTATTCGCTGTCCAGCCATTTCATGCCAAGGGTGGGTTCCGTTTCCTCCTGGCGGATGAGCGGTTTGACAGCGCCATCGGTGCGGAACACGGCAAAATTGGCGGTCCAGCTGGACCGGGGATCCGGGGCCACGTCGATGGCAAATCCCTGCTGGCGCGCGCCCTGCAAAGCCGTTTGACTGCCGTCCACCTGTAAGGGCGTTGCCACGGCGTTGAGGGCGGTCAACCACAGGGTGACCGGCACGAACACCAGAAAACGCCTTGCATCTGCGTTCATGGGTTCCCCCTGGTCATCCACAAACCCGACGATGGCTTGAATGGCCTGCATGATGGCGATCTGCATTTCCTCCACGGAGGGGGCCGTGGTGGAGCCGTGCACGCTGGCGGCCACGGCGGAAATGTCCACGCTGATGTCGTTGTCCTGGGTGCCGGAGCTGCCTTCCGAATGGTCCGTGTCGAAAAAATACTGGCCATCATAGCAGGCGGTGGCGGCGCCGTTGGCAATGAGGGTGCTGAGCAAATAGGCCCAATGGCTGTTGGTTCGCTGGGCCAGTTCGGCGATGCGCACCTCCAGCTGTCCGGTCTTGTCCCGGCGCAGGTGCCGCTTTAAAATGTCGATGGTGGCCTCGAAATGGGTGTTTTCCACCAGGATGTTGTTTTCCTTGAACCCCTTGGCGTTTCGGCCACCCACCCATTCGCGCATCTGGGGGGACTGGTTCAGCCAGGCATACCGCTCTGACGCCTGGTCGCTTTGAAACAGGTTGGAGATTTGCGGAACCCAGGCGGCGCCCGTATCCTGCTTGAGGGCGTTGAAGTAGCGCCCGATGACGTCACGTTGTGTGATATATTCCATTTGTTAACTCCTCCTTTTAGGCTTCTTTGGCCCAGGTGCCGACCATTGCGGTGACGCCCCAGCCGTTGCTGTCACCGTATTCCAGGTCGATGTAGTCCCCACGGCGGGCGGTGGTTTTGGTGTTGACGATATCCTTGTTGTCAACGCCCGCTGCATTGACGGATTCCACCATGTCGTTGGCGTTGGGGCTGACGGTGACGGCCACGGTGCCGAAGGCGCCCACGTTGAGCACCCGCAGCTTGGCCAGGCCTTCCACGGCGGGCAGGGTGATGGTTTTTGCGTCGGTGGTGACGCACAGCACCTTGCTCACATCCTGGGCATCCACGGTGAGGTTGTCGGCCACGGTTTCGGCGGTGAAGCCTTCGTGGGGATCCCGCAGGACACCGGCATCAAACTCCACGATGCCGTATCCGCTGGAGACGAACCGGCGCATGAAGCCGATGAACACGCCCCCGGTGGGAACAAAGGTGAATGCGGCATCATCGGTGGCGTAGACCGGCTGGCCCACATCGGTGATGACGGCGCCGGTGATGGCCAGTTTGATGCACCCCTTTTTGACGACGCGCACGTTTTTGGCGGCGGCGGCGCCTGCGGAGTTGTCCACCTTTTCTTCGGCAAAGCCGACGAATCGGTCGGAACTGGTGAGCGGCTGGGCGTGGCCGGAGGCATCCACCAGGCCCACGGCGGCGCCTTCGTAGATGATGTCCGCGGCGATGACCGGAAATTCGTTTCGATCGCCCAGTTCATAGGTCTGGTTTACATTGGCTGCTAGTGTGGTCATGGTTTATTTCCTCCCGGTTAAAAGTTTGACCCGGCCCTTGGCCATGGCGTTCTCGTAGGCCTGCCAGGTGTCGAAATCGGCGAATTCGGCCCGCAGGCTTTCATCGGTGTCCCATTTTTCCTGGGGTGTTTTGGGGGATTTGGCTTCGGGTGCCGACGCGTGGGGAACCGGGGCAGGGGCATCATCGGCCATGTTTTGCCGGACACTCGCCCGCAGGGTTTTTTCGGCCTGAAGGACTTTGACCGCGGCCTGTTCCCCGGTGGTCTCGCCATCAAACTTGAGTTGGGCGATCAGGTCTTCGTGGCCCGGGATGAGCTGGGCCTCGACGGCCCGGATCCGGTCCCTCTCTTTTTCGGCGCCCTGGGTCCGGCCTTCGGCGCGGCCCTGTTCCAGGGCGGCTTCGGTGGCCTCGGTTTTGATTTGGTCCACCAGGTCGGGGTGTTTTTCGTTTAAAAACGCCATCGTTATTTCCATGGGTTTAGTCTCCTTTGCGTTGTTGACCGGCTGTGCGGCCTGTTTATATTGGTCGGGCACGTTTTTAAACCGGCCCATAAGGTTGCCATTGAAACAATTTTGAAGGGTTTGTTTTTCGGTGATGGTATCGGCCAGGCCATATTCCACAGCCTCGGCGGCGGTGATCCAGGTTTCGGCGCCCATGAGGTCCGCGATACGTTTGCGGTCCAGTTTGCCGCGCCCGTGGTAGGTGCTGACAATGCCGTCATCCACTTTCTCCAGGGCCGTGGCCATTTTCAGCATGTCATCGGCGTTACCGAAGGTGAGCCCGCTCGCCTTGTGGATCATCATCATGGCGTTTTCCGGCATTTCGATGGTATCTCCCGCCATGGCGATGACGGAGGCGATGGATGCGGCAAGGCCATCGATTTTGACGTGTTTTTTCGCCTTGTGGGCCTTGAGGGCGTTGTAAATGGTATTGCCTTCAAAGACGTTTCCGCCGGGGCTGTTGATGTGCAGATTGATGCGGGCCACCTTAAGGGCGTTTAACTCCATGATGAACTGCTTGGCGCCGATCCCCTCGCCGGTCCAGGGGTCGGTTCCGATCTGCTCATAAATAAGGATGTCGGCTTCCTTGTCGGTCTTGGCGTTGATTTCGTACCAGGGTTTCATGATGTTATTCCTCGATTATTCCCGGGTCGGCGGCTTCGGCGATCAGCCCGGCATCTTTTCGGGCATTGTGCTCCTTGACGCTTTGCGGGTGTTTCTTTTCCCAGTCGCCACCGGTCATCTCGGCGGTCACTTCGCTCAGAGTGGATACCCCCATGTTGACGCGTTTTTCAGCGGCGTTGATTTCCTTTAGTTCATCGATCTGGCCTTTGGCGGGTCCCACCCAGACGCTGCCCAGGTAAGCCTGGCGCACGATGGGGTCCGTGAAAAAGCCCGGCGCGGCAATGCGCCCGCTGGAGACGGCTTCATACATCCAGATTTCGTACACCACCCGGTTGAACTGGTCGGTGAGCCATTTGCGCTGGGAGGAGAAATATTTCCAGGCTTCCAGAAGGGCTGCGCGTGCGGCGGAGTAGCTGGCGGTGAAGTGTTTGACCAGCAATTCAAAGGGCAATTCGATGGCGACCCCGATCTGGCGGAGCACGGCCAGGGTGAAGGGGTCGAATGCGGCGTTGGGGCGGCCGGGGTTGCTGTCGTGCACCTTTTCCCCGGGGGCCAGGCCGATGATGGCGCCGTTGCCCAGCTTGTAGTCGTCATCCGTTGCGCTGGAGCCGGTTTCACCGGACATGTCGGTCAAATCAAAGGTTGGGTCACCGCTTTCCGTTTCCACAAACACGGTGAACATGGCGGAGACCACGGCGGCCATGAGTTCGGCTTCCGCGTACCGGGTGAGCTGCTTGAGCGGTTCGATGACGGCGGCCAAATCCGGCACGCCTCGGGATTGTCCGGGGCGCGTGGGGCGGTAGATGTGAAGAATGTTTTTAAGGCCCAGGGTTTTTCCGTAAGCGGGGATTTTTTGCCATTTGGTTTCGGCGGAACCGGCCAGCTTGCCGGGGTGCGCGGTCATCACATGATAGGCTACAGGTGCCCCAAAGGAATCTTTTTCGATCCCTCCGCCGAGCCGGTCGGTGTCTTGTGTGTGATCGGGGTTGCAGACCCGGTCCGCTTCGATGATTTGCAGGGCCAGCTGGTAGGGGGTGTTTTTTCGGGATATGCGGGGCAATAGAACAAAGACGTCGCCGTTTTCCAGGGCCTGCCGGTAAATCAGGGTGGTGAGGCCGTCCCCGCGCAGGGTGCGGGCCGCATCGCAGTCAAAGGAATCCCACCAGAGGCGCCATTCCCGTTCCGTTTTGGACTCCCACGCATCCGCTGCCATTTCATCCAGGTTTAGCGCTTCCCGGTCAATGCGGGCCTGAAGGCGGAGACCGGTCCCCACGACATTGGTCACTTTGGTGTTTATGGCGCCGGAGGCAAGCGGCATGTTGCGGATCATGTCGCGGGACCGGTCCCGCAGGGTGGGGAGGTCTGGCAAGATGTCGCTGTCGGCATCGTACCCGTAAGGGGACCATTCTTTGAGGCTGCGGCGGGTTTTGGATGCGCCGGTGTATCCCCCGGAAAAAGCCAGCATCATGCGGGCGCGGTATCGCTTGGCGGCGCGGACCGGGCTGAAATAGGCGATGGCTTTATCGATGAGGGTGTTTTGAAGGGGGGGTGGTTTCATCCGCATGGGGTCACCCCCGTGACACGAATGCCACCCCTGGACAGGCGTTTGACACGACGGTCCCACTTGTCAATTCTTTTATCGATGAGGTCAGCGTCAGCGCGGGTCAGCGTTCGATCACCAACCCTGTAAGATTGGCTTTTGGCTACGGCATCATCAGCCGCTATCCACAACGCCAATTTTGCTTCTGCCTGTGCGAGTGTGATTCCTGCCATTTTTTCTCCAAAACGGGTTGGAATTGTAAACGCGAACAGTGTAAACCCTGTTTTTTTAAAAAAATGGCGATTCTTCGATATTTGGGGGTTATTTGGGGGTTATTTGGGGGTTATTTGGGGGTTATTTTGCTTGACAGGGGTTTCGTCTGGGATGTTTGCAAGCATTTTTCGCATGGATACGCGGGTGTATTGTTTAAACCAATCCTCGATATTATCCACATGAGCAAACCACCGGCTGTCTTCGAACCTGGCGGGCATACCGAGCGCAATATATTTTTTGAATAAATAATCACTGGCGTTCCCCACGTAAGACATGATCTCCTGCTTTGATGTAAGGATCTTCTTACTGGTCATGAATCCCTCGGTTAATGACGCGGCGTTTGGCGGTGGGGCTTTTTGCTTCCAACTTTTTCTTGTAATCTCCGACAAAAAATATGCCGGCGGCTAGGTTGTAACAAGAGCAGTCCCAGGCATGGTTGTCTTTGCCTGAAGGACACTCCCAAAGCCCTTTGTCGTTCACGAATTCAACGCACATCTGGGCAGCCCAAGAAAGGGTTGTTTCCCTATGAAGATGCCAAGCGCCTGGGTCTGTCGGGGCTATTTTAATACGACCGGACAGGGAGTCTTTAATCGTGTTTACGTTTAACAGTAAGACCTGCATGTCCCATGGCATTTTTCTATTTGTTCCAGGTATAAATTCCAGTTTGGCGCCCCATTTTGCGATGGAGTCCAAAGTTGGCGCCGCGCCTTTTATGGGGATGGCTCCTCGCCCGTGCTTTTTGCACCATTGATATACCTCCCACGTTCGGTGTCCTCCTGAGTCAATCATTACTTTTTGGATGTAGTATCGTTTTTTGTTCACATCAAAATACGCATCTTCAAAAAGCACCTCATCCAAGGCGGAAAAATCATCCTTGCTTTCAGACGGCACATACCCCTCCCGGATCTGCCAGGATTCGAGGTTATATTCACCCCAGGCCCTGATTTCGTACCAGAAACCATAGTCCTGGGTGTCCACCGCCGCGGTCACGTAGACAACCCCTTCTGAGGGGACCAGGCCTCGGGGGCGGTCATCACGAAGGGCCAGGATTTCGTCTTCCTTGCGTTCGATGATGTAGTCGACCCAGGGGATGGCCTGATGGGCGTTGCGGAAGTCTTTTAATTTGGCTTTGTCGTTTTTGCTTTTTAAAAAGGCGGCGGCCACCGATGACAGGGAAATGAACGGCGAAATCCACGACGGCAAATGAAAGCCGATTTTGCGGGGAAGGTCCCGTTTTAAAACGGTGTCGATGGA